CCCCCTCCCGGGGGGGTCCGTGCAGTGCACGACACCTCTTGTCTCAATTGAGACAAGAAATTCAACCAAAGGAGCTTTCGATTGCCACCGGGTATGACTACCCGTACTAGGCTTCTCCCTTCCGTAGCCAGAGGCTTCGGAAAAGGGATAGCAGAGTACTGGAATCCGGATCGGATACCTGGAGGTGTTTTAGTAACCTCCACTCCGAGTTCGGAAAAAGTAGCCTATCTCGGCGGGACACAAACTACTGTGTCGGAAGGGCATCAGATAAGTAAAATCCGCGAAAGCGGATTATCTGATATCGGTGGGCCTTTTGAGTCAACTCGTTCTTACGTCGATCTCCGGGGAACCCGGATTGACGTTCAGGACGAGTGGAGTCAAACATTTGGTTCGTTGAAGCAATATCTCCGTTATCAAGGAGTATTGATTCCTCGGATGCAAATGCAGCCTCCTGACTCACAAGGTCGAGTACTTCCGTTTTTCCCGCCCTCAGCTAGATCTTCAAATGATGATCTGGATGAGCTAGGGGCAACGGCTGTAGCCCGATGTAAGCCCACTAATCCACCCGTTGATGCCGCCCAGGCGCTTGGCGAACTATTTCGTGAGGGTTTACCTCACCTAGTAGGAAGCCAAAGCTGGAAGGCCAATACGGAACGTGCAAGAGCCGCTGCTAGCGACTACTTGAACGTTCAGTTTGGCTGGCTACCTTTGGTTAGCGATATTTCTGATTTCGCTAACACCGTTACCAAGCTCGACCGGGTTCTATCCCAGTATGAGCGTGATAGCGGAAAGGTAGTTAGGCGGCGTTACGAGTTCCCAATCGAAACGTCCTCCAATATGTGGATGGAGAATGAGAATCCTGTGTTGGCAGCTATTGCCTATCCAGGAAACTTGTTCGAAATCCACGGCGGAGCCCAGAGTACAGTTCGTGTGGTGGAGGAAACCACCAAACGACGTTGGTTTTCGGGATCGTTTACTTACTATCTTCCCTCCGAATACGATAGTCGGAGTAAGATTGGTAAGATTGCGCTCCTAGCCGATAGACTCGGCCTTAAACCAACTCCAGACACTGTCTGGGAACTGTCACCCTGGAGCTGGGCCATAGACTGGTTCTCGAATACCGGCGATGTTATTTCTAACGTCTCCGATTTTGCGAACCAGGGCCTGGTTATGCATTATGGGTACATTATGGAGCATTCAATACGCTCCCGTACCTATTTTCAGGAACGTTCGGGCTACAAGATCAATCGTAGCCCTGTTCCTGCTGGACCGCTAACCTTGGTCACTGAGACCAAGGTGAGGCGACAGGCAAACCCCTTTGGTTTCGGGGTATCCTGGGAGGGTCTATCGACCTTCCAGGCCTCGATCCTGGCTGCGCTAGGAATTTCCCGGCGCCGCTAGTGTAGGTCCACTGCACACCACCAAAGTGTGTCTTAAATGGCACACACTAAGGAGCATGTCTATGGCATATACCGATCCCCAGACTGTCACAATCTCGGGTACCCCCATCTCGTTGCCTCGGACGAATGTCCAGAACAACAAGAGTGAGTACACGAGTTCGGACGGCCTGGTGAAGATGACCGCTTCCCACGCCTACGGGCGTAGGACGCGGCGTGTCCTCCGGATCGACCACTCCAAGATCACGGCAGATCCGTTTATCCCTACCCAGAACGCGAAGGTTTCGATGTCAAATTACATCGTCTTCGACGTTCCGGTCGTGGGATACACGGTGGCAGAGGCACTGGCAGTGTACAATGGCTTTAAGGGCCAGTTCACTGCGTCGACCGACGCCCTCATTTCGAAGCTTCTCGCCGGCGAGTCGTAAGACTCGCTAGTTGGATGCCAGAAAGAGGAAATCGACGACCCCTGGCGCATGCGAGATTCTTTCTTTACTTGGAAAGAAATCCGTTTGCGTTTTGGCTTTGCCTCCTCGCTCTAGTAATCCTCCTTCTCACACTCGCTTCTGCGAGCGACGAGGGGGAGGTGGGTTCGGATACCAAGGTTATCTTCCCAGTTCCTGGGATAGTAACTAGGTGTCCGATCCACGTGAGCGACGCGGTCAAGGAGTGTCACAGTACGCCAAATGATGCAGAGCGTGACGTAATGTCAGTTCTGGATCAGCCTGGTACGTATATTATACGTATCAAGTAAGGGTACTGAGGTACTATGTTGTAGGCTTGGATAGCTAACGCTCTCACTATAAGGAGAACGGGCTATGAAAAGCCAACAACGGCTCCACCTTCCATCGGAGGATGATTTACTCCTGTGGAAGATGATTGCGGAGGAATCCGCAATCAGATGTCGCACAAGCACCACCCATGACATTAAAACTGTCATGACACGGTGTGAACACGAGGGGTTTTCGTTTCTAACGATTACCCTAATGAACTTTGGAAAAGATTTCGAAAGAGATCTTGACCAGGGTTTCGTTGCTCCCGACTCGTATGCCGGTTTCCGGCGTCGAGCAGCTCTCCCCCTATTTCTAGGAGGTTTGCTGGAGCTTGTGTTCTGCCGTGATTCTGGTGTTCTACTCAACAGTCCCAGCGTCGACGCAATCAAGGAGATTCGTCAGCTTACGCTGATGTTCTCCAAGATCCAACTCCCGTGCAGCGATGCACGAGAGAAGGCGGCGTACCGGGAGTATGTTGAGTGTGAGAAGGACGTCGGTTTTCGCTATATAGTGGACACCGGTCAATTGGCCGATTTCCGTCGTATAGCGGATTCGCTGTTCGGAGCGATGTGGGAGCAGCTTGATCGAGAGATCGAGCTGAATCCGCCCGTTCCTAAGCACGGTCCAGGCGCTACTGCCGATAAGTTGCGTGGAAACGCAAAGTATCGTCAGATATCCTGGCCCCGTCGGTTGGAGACAAGTTTCCTGATGGAAACGAATCTCCTTCCAAGTCCTGACAACGTCAAGGACTTGGCCGATATTGACGTCCTCGAACCTGGCTCGGAAATTCCCGTTAGGGTAATTTCCGTGCCTAAGACGCTCAAGACCCCCAGAATCATTGGGGTGGAGCCTACTGCTATGCAATACGCACAGCAGGCGCTCCTGCCCGTGATACTGGAGGGACTCCGGGATTTTCATCTCGGTTCCTTTCTCGGATCGGATGACCAGACGCCTAATCAGCGTATGGCTCTTCGAGGGTCACTGAAAGGTGACCTTGCGACGCTAGACCTTAGCGAAGCGTCCGATAGGGTCTCGAATCAGCTTGTACTCGAACTAACTAGCCGATCTGGCTCAATGCGTAGAGCCATACAGGCATGTCGTTCGAGGACCGCTGAAGTTGATGGCAAGGTAATAAAGCGCCTTGCCAAATTCGCGTCTATGGGTTCAGCGCTTACCTTTCCTATAGAAGAGATGGTCTTTCTGACTATCATCTTCCACGGGATCGAGAAAGCGCTTAGCACCCAGATTTCTCCTTCGTTGATCAAATCAATGAAGAAGAAGGTGCGTGTCTACGGGGATGATATTATCATCCCTGTAGAATTTGTGCCCTCCGTCATTGATTCACTGGAGCTCTTCGGAGCAAAAGTGAACCAACGCAAGTCCTTCTGGAACGGTAAGTTCCGGGAGTCTTGTGGAAAGGAGTATTATGACGGCCAAGACGTGTCAATCGTCAAGGTGCGTCAGGTACTCCCGACTGACAGGAGGCACGTCGAGGGTGTTATAGCCACGGTTGCCCTTCGTAACCTTCTTTACCAAGATGGTTACTGGACAACCTGCCTGTGGCTAGACGAAAAGATCCGGAAGATACTTAAGTATTATCCGGTAGTCGATTCGTCTTCACCCTTGCTTGGGCGAGAGTCCGTCCTTCCTGGAGCTCGTAAGTTCCAGCCTGGACGTTACTCTCATGACCTGCACCGGCCTGAAGTTAAAGGCTGGTCAGTTCATTCCAAACTCCCTCTGGACACCCTGGAGGGATCAGGAGCTCTGCTCAAGTGTTTCATTATGAGCAAAGGCCGGGAGGATGCGTACGACGATGCGCGGTTAGCGTATCGATTGTCGCACCTCTTTGGTTCTGAGGTCAATGATGATCACCTGAGACGTGCAGGACGTCCCCGATCCGTCGACATCAGATTGGGCTGGAACACCACGTGGTAATTTCCTCGTGGTCACTTCCAGGCACTATGGCCTAAAAGGCCATAGCGGACCCGTGAGGGTCTGGGGGGAGATCCTGGTGTTGCCTCTCTACATTCAAGTGGAGGGGTACCATGGTCTCCAATGAGTATACTCCCG